GACGGGTTGCAACGAACATCAGGGCCGGGGGAACAATCAGCTTCTTCGGCTTAGCGGCGATCAGCAGACCACGCTCATCCGTCCAACCAGCGATCTGAATAACTGCCGCCTCAAGGGAGGTTTCATTCAGGTCAGCTTGAGTCGAAGGCGTGTTGCTGTTGGTGCCACCAGAGATCAGCGGATGCGAAGCGCTGAACAGCGAAACTCCATCACCACCCGTATAGGCAGCATTGAAGCCGTAGTTCAGAATCGACGCAGCCTTGACCTGCTTGGTGTACGCCATAGCACGAGCCAGACCCTTGGTATAACGAGCCGAAAGGCTGTCATACAGGTTGTCCTCAATCGCCTCTTCGGTGATCGAGAAACCAAGAGCGATGGTTTCGTGGTTATAGCGAGTCGTCCAAGCCTCTTGCGCGTTGTCGTAGGCGATGGCAGAACCTTCAGCCTTGACAGGCGCGGCGCTGAATCCAGAGAGCTTGGTCTCTTCTTCAAAAGAACGCTCGGAGGTCTCGGTTTCGTAGATCTCTTTGTGCTCTTCGCCGTAACGTGCATACTCCAGACCGAACAGCGCGTTCAGGCCGGGAAGCAGCTCTTTCAGTAGTTGTGCGCGTGAAATAGCCATTTCTCACTCCTTAGACGCCGGTGGCGAACTGGTAGCTGTGGTAACCCTGATTCCACTTCACCAGAACTTCGGGGAAACCAATAAAGGTCACCGTCGAGGAGGCAAGAGTGATAGCAGAGGCCAGAGTCACGGTGGTGCTATTGACGTTCGTGACGTAGTTGTACGCACCAGACTGATACGCACCAGCAGTCGCCGAGGGAGCGATAATCTGCATGCCAGCTTGCAGACCCGTGAGGGCAGAAGCCAGAGTCAGAGTCGTCGAAGAACCAGACGTGCTCGCGGTTGCGGTCAGCGTCACAGCGGTCTCAGGCACAACACCAACGATACGGAAAGGCAGGGCGGTAGTAACCCGCTTGTTGCCAGTACCATTCGTCGGGTTATCCGCCGAAACAGCCATTTTGGAATTGCCCGTGGTCGCGCTTCCAGCAGTGCCAGTCACACAGTACACGTTGGTTCCAACCAGACCCTGCGAGGCATAGCCAACCGTCGTAGCGGTATTAGATACCGAAGCGGACTGACCAACCATCACAGCCTTGAACACCGCCGAGGGATCATCCACGACGTACGCCACTGCGTCATTAGCAGCGGTCGAAGCGGGCCAATACTGCGCAAACAGTTTCTGCCCGGTAGATGGGTTCGTATACGAGCAACCCACGAAAATGCCAATCTGACCAGCACGAGCCGTCGAGGTCGTGCTAACCGTCATGCCGGTAATGTTGATAACACCTGCCGCATATTCAACCAAGTCACCATTAAAAATGCTGGTGCCGTAGCCGTTAGCGATAGGAATCTGCCGAGTTGCCCCTGCGTACGGTAGTCCGTTTAGCTCGTTAATAGCGCGGAAACCGTAAGGAGCGTCAACACTGGGGTAAGCCATTTAAGACTCCTTAAGTTTTTGAACCGGAACCGAAAGAAACCGATGATTTTCGCTCAGCAAAAAGCGGCATCTTCGGATTACTTTCACGTAGGAAGTTGTTGTCTACAGATTCCATCTGAGCCTGATTCTGCTTGTCGTAATAAGCGGCACGCTGAGCCAAGAACTCAGAAGGGATACGGCAGAGCAACAAATCACCATTCTGAATACCACCTTTGAACTGGCCTTCAGATACGGCGTGCATCATAAGCTCGGGATACTCTTGAGCCTTACAAGGCTCATATCCTTCGCGTAACTTAGACGAGATGTTAGATGGATCAGCCTTACCAAGAACGGCAAGACGAACCCAACGATGCGTCCACCCCGGACGGTCGTTCGGAGAGGGCAAAACCTCGGGAGGAGCCCAAGCCTTCGGGCGCTCAAACGTGACTGCACGTGAGTCCAGTTCACGATCCATACGGTTTTGTCTTTGGGGCGCTTGAGTTTCACTCATGATTAACGATCCTGTCCAAGTTTAGCAACCTGTTTTGCGTATTCAGCTAGGGGCACCCCAAGTTTACGGGCGATGTTAGCTTCGGATGCTTTCAGTCTGATACGGCTAGGCGAAGTGCTACGAGAGGCCGGAGCCACTACTGTAGCGGGCTTATTTGCACGGCGCGGAGTTTCCTCCTCGTCCGGTTCTGACGATTTTCTCCGGGTAGGAGGAGGATCGTCATCCTCATCGCTCTGAGTTTCAAAGTACTCAGGAAATCTTTTACGCATCGTTTTATCAACGGTGCGGAAGTACTCTTCAGTACCCACATATTCTGCACCATACTCGCGCTGCAATTTTCTGTCAATGCCCATCGCAGCCATAGTCATTTCATCGTCTTTGCCCCACCAGTCGGAATTAGACTCCATCCAGCGGCGCATGCGAGGTGTATATTTGGGGCCTTCTGATTGCTCGACGGGATCCGTCTGCGCGGTGGCAAACTTTTTGTCTTCAACCTCGATGGGCTTCAGACGAACCGCCTCTTTCAACTCCAAAGTCGCATCAGCTACTTCGGCTTGAGCGTCTGCCAGTGCTTCGGCATCAGCGGCTTCAAACGCTTCTTTTAGCCGTTTTTTGGCTGCGCTGAGCCTAACTTCTGCAGCAGACTTGGAAGTCTCAATAAACTGTTTACTACCCGTGGCGAGCTGCTCTTGGAGTTTTTTATTCTCCTCAAGAATCTTACGCGCGTAGGATTCTGCGGCTTCGCGCTCACGCAGGGCGGCTTCTTTTGCCCGCCGTTCATCGTGATACCCACGAGTAAACTTTTTGATCCGAGCCTGTACTTTCTCGTCGTACGAGGATAATTCTTCCTCAGTAGGATCGTCGGGAGGCGGCGCGGGTTTACGTCCTCGGTCGGCTGGAGGAGTATCGTCTTCGATCTCAACCTCAAAGTTATCCTCATCCTTGGCCGCTTTAGCCTCGGCGTCTTTCTCGTCGGGGAACTTAAACTCTTCGCCTTGAAACTCAGCACGTGTATTCATGATTCACCTCATGCAGCGCGACGGATGCCGCGCGGATCTTCAACAACGGCTTCGACCGAATCATCATTGATGATGCGGAACTCTCGACCGTGAATCTTCAAACGGGTCCCTGAATTGGGTCGGACGATAATAAAATCACCCGGCTGACACGAAGGGCCGTTTGGGAACCTAGTAGCGTCTTTGTACGCATCAGGGCCCAGCTTCACGACAAACAGCACCGGAGTGAGCACTTCTTCGTAATGCAAAGTCTGGTTTGCCTTAACAAGCCCTACTTCGCTATCCGCAAACTCCTCCATCGCCTCCGGTACCACACAAAGTATGTGGTACGTTTTGGGGTCAGGAAGTTGTTTGGCTTTCTGTTCTGGGGCGGTATTGAGCAGCCCCGACAGATCTAGTGCTCCAGCCATAACGTCATTCATCTGTATCTATCCTTTGCACGAGGTCTTTTACGATTTCATCTGCGTGAGTAAGACCCCGGATAATCCCGCAAATGTGCCGATACTCGGCGAAATCTTTCGCTCCACCGTTAGCAATAAAAGCAACTTGATCCTGTTTGAGCTTGTCCAGCTCGCTCCTGATAACGCTCAGGGGGCGGGTATCAAACATTATTTCTCCTTCTTGAACGGCTGAGGTCTAGGCTGCTGCGATGATCGAGCCATCTGGGCGCGGTGCTTCGCCATGTCCACACCTACCTTCACACCCTCAAGCTCCATCTGTTTACTGAGTTTGTCTCTAGCTGCAGCGGCTGTAGCCCCCACCTGCATGGCCGCGATTTCCTTTTGCGCTGCGATCCGAGCTTCTTCAACCCGAATACGATCAGCTTTTTCAGCCGCATCAATCTGCTGCTTCTGGGCTTTGAGCTCAAGGTCTTTCATCTTGATCTGAAGCTCTTGCATCTGCATCTGGACCACGGGGTCCTGCATCTGCTGCTGGGCTTGCTGCTGCGCTGCTTGCTGTTGGTCTCGCTGGAGAAGCGCCTGAGAAGCCCGTGCTGCGGCCTGAGCAACCTGAGCTGCCACTTCGGGAGACATGTTCTTGGTCTGCTCTTCGGTCGGGAGGATCATGCCCATCTGCTGCTCAACCTGCTTGCGGTACTGGAACCCAATGTGCTCATTTAAGTGGGCCATCGCAGCAGCCTGTATAGCCTGTGCTTGTGGGTTCTGACCTATGAGCGCAGCGATCTTGGGGTTCTGCATCGCAGACATGTGCGCAGCAATATGGGCCTCGTGGTCCTGCTCGATGAACGCTTTGACAGGTTTGCCCATTAACAGGTTCTGATTCTCCTGCACAGGGTCCGTCGGTACCGCATCATCTTCAACTGGCACGAGCTTGGACGCATTCTTTATGCCCAGCACCTCAATCATCTGACGGTGCAACAGCGGCATGTTGTAGAGCTGAGGAGCGGACTGGGCAAGCTGGAACACCGCCTGATACTGAACAATCTTCTGCGCCATCGTCGCAGCGTTCGGATCGCTCACGGGGATGACATCTACAGCGTCATAGTCAGACTTCTTGGCCCTACGCGAACCC